TGAATCGCAAGTTAGATCATATGTATGATATTCTATTACAGTATATTTCTAAAAATTCTAAATAACTACTATATATAATATATCTTTTAAAAACTTAACTATAGTATATTCTTTCTTATATATATTTAAGTATACACCAAAAGTTTTTTGTTTTAACTATTAATACCCTGGCTAATTGTAACTCTTTGATAACAATTTAGAATATAACTTTTTGTTACCATATATATAACGTTTTGTTATATTTCTATGTGTACTGGTATAAATTAATGTTATAATGTGAAGGCTGGCACCCTAAGTTCTACCCCCACCCCACTGCGCTTAGGGTGTCCAGTTATGAATTATGGTATAATCTAATATTATGTGCTCTCCTTTAATTGAAAAACTTGGTGCTTCACCAGCCAATATACAGTGGACTGTGGTCCGTGGAGATAACGCAAACCTTAAAGTAGAATTTTTTGAAGATGACGAAGTTACCCCATACGACACAGGTGCTTGGGTTTTTTCAGCAACAGCGTATGATCCGTCATCAGATGTATTAGATGAATTAGTAGTTGAGACATATGAGGATGGCGTTGTGTATATTCTTGCAGATAAAAATATTACTCAAAACTGGGGTGGTACAAAATACAAGCCTGTTGTTGCAGAGTTAAGATTTGACCTTACCGCTACAATTCCTGGAGACGGAGTATCTGGTGGAGGCGGTGACGCTGAAACTGTTTGGACTCCAGTAGTTGGAACAATATGTGTTCTTGGAGATGTTAGTGGGACAATATGATTGTTAAAGTAACTTCAAATAAAGTAAACCTTCCATCTGCAATTAAAGTTGGAACAAAGATTTATAAAGTAAAGTAGAATAGTTCCATGGCAACTAGCATGGAACCACCTCAACCATTAAAAAAGAAAAACTATTTAGACGCTGTAAAGTCTTCAACACCTCAAGAACTAGATAAGCAATATGTTGCAGTTCCTGGACTTCAAGGTGAAACTGGGCTTCAAGGTCCTAAAGGCGAAAAAGGCGACAAGGGTGATACAGGTGCTCAAGGCCCAAAGGGTGATCAGGGTAAGCCTGGACCACAAGGAGAGCGTGGAGAGCCTGGTAAAGGAGGAGAAGGGTATGATTCACCTTCAGGACAGTATCCAGGTTGGGCGCATTATATAAATGGATCAGATAAAGTTACCATCTTAGGACCACAAAGAGGAGATGATGGATGGGTTTCTATTAATTTTTATCCAAACCTTGAATTGTCAAACCAAGATTATATTATGAAAAATAGCAATGAACTTTGGTTGTCAGATATAAATATGTTTAATTTTAAAGGATTAAAACTGGGGGCTAAGGTTGATATAAGGTATGATTTTACTATAACGACTGACTCGAATTACACAGAATTATGGTTTAGAACGTTTAATGAAAAATATCATAATTCTCCAACTTCTTATGTAGCAAATCTTAAATATCAGTATTCTTACGATATGTCATTTTTTCAAACGATATATATTGATGATCAAAGAATTAAAGGATATGGAGCAAGGCCACAAGCAAGAACAGACTCAGAAAGCAACTTGTGGTTAAAAGGCATATATATATCAGTCTGTTAATGGTATAATAAAGCAGGAGGAATAATGGCATTTCCAGGCACATATAATTTTAGTTATTACCGTGGTGACACTTATCAATTTGTAGTCCGTCCAAAAAATGCAAACGGAACAACCTTTGCTCTTGACGATTATGCAGGAAATGCAGACTTCACCATTGCAAATAGACGTGGTAGCACAGGTACACAGATTTCTGCAATTGCAACGGTAGATACAGCAAATGATATTATTACTTGCACAATTACAGGAGCAACAGGAAGAAACCTTCTTGCTGGCACAACATACGTTTATGACGTTCAAATTGATAATGGTGCTGGAATTATTTTTACATTACTTACTGGATCAATAACAGTTACGGACGATATTACTGGAGCAGTAGTATAGTGGCAGATGTAGTATTATCAAATGATGATTTAACAGTCCTCTCTGGTCCATCAACAGTTGAACTGCTTGTTGATATAGGTCCTACAGGTACTCGTGGTAGCAAATTTTTTGTTGGTATTGGAAATCCAAACTCTATTGGGGGACTAAACCCAATACTAAATGATATGTATATAAACTCTGCACCTGGAGAAGACTATGGATATCTTTATCAATATATTTCAGAGCCTGGAGGAAATTCTTGGGTAGAGGTTTTAAAGATCAATCCAACAATATACTCTAAATTACACGTAACAACTTTTGCTTCAGGAACAAGTGCTTATGCTGGTAGTGGGTCAATTGTTATACCAATAACAGATATATCTACAGCATCAGGTTTATCTGCAGAAAACTTTAGCGTTCAATACTCTATTCAAAATGCAAATCCTATAGCATCATCTTTGTCTTCCGTTGAAATTTCTGGAACAGATCTAGTGATTAATCTTGAGGCTTCAGAGTTTGACGGCACTTGGGGTCCACTTGATGCAGAAGTATCTGTTCATATTTTTATTTCGGTTGTGATATAATGAACGAGGTGATATGACATGGCAGCAGAATCAATAGGAGCAATATACTCCACAAAAATTCCAGGGTATGCAGACAATGCTGATATACAGGCTGCATTTAAACTTTATCATTACGGATCACTTGAGTACGACATTACAGAAACAGATGTAGCAGAACTTGTAAGCCCATCTATAGCCCATACATTAAATGACCTTCAAGAACAAATTACTGGTCTTGATCCAGCAGGATCTGTGTCAAAGGGAACGATTGATGCAAAAGGAGATTTACTTGTTGGTTTATCAAACGACAACGTGGATAATCTTGCGGTTGGAAGCAATAACTTTGTTCTTACTGCAGACTCAACACAAACTCTTGGAATTAAGTGGAGCGCTTTACCAACGGCAAGTACAAGCGGAGCAGGCGTAGTTCAACTTAACGATGGATATGCAAGCACATCAACAACACAAGCATCAACTGCAAATGCATTAAAATCAGTATATGATCTTTCAGAAAGAAAAGCACTAACAATAAACACTCAGTCTGGAACAACATATACCTTAGTAGCAACAGACTCGGATAGCAAAATGGTTCAATTTACAAGTTCTTCATCTGTTACAGTAACAGTTCCACCAGCAATCTTTACTGCAGGACAGCAGGTAAATTTAACTAGATATGGCACAGGAAGTGTTACGGTACAAGGTGGCGCTGGTGTTACAGTTAATTCAAGCCCAAGTCTTGTTTTAAGAGCGCAATATTCAGCAGCAACACTGGTTTGTATAGATTCAACAACATTTGTTTTGTATGGTGATCTAGCATATGCTTAAAATTAATGATATAATGTTAACATTACGAGGGAGTAAAGTATGCCAATTATAGGAATTACAGGTTCACAGAATACAAAGGGCTTTTTACAACCAAACGCCCCAACTATTGGAACAGCAACAAATGTTGGTACCTCACGAGCCTATAATAATGGAGCAGCAACCGTAACCTTTACAGCAGCAGCATCTGGCGCAGCAGCAACATCATTTACTGTAACCTCATCGCCTGGCGGATATACTGGAACTGGTGCATCTTCTCCAATCACAGTTGCTGGACTTCAAAGCAATACGGCCTATACGTTCACAGTAACTGGAACAAATGCAGCAGGTACAGGAGCAGCATCTGCTGCTTCTAATAGTATTACTGCAACTACAGTTCCTCAAGCACCAACAATTGGAACAGCCACGGCTGGAGTTGGTTCTGCAACAGTTACTTACACAGCAGGTGCTAATGGTGGAGCAGCAGTTTCAACCTTTACAGCAACATCTTCTCCAGGATCACTTACAGGAACAGGTTCAAGCCCAATTACTGTTTCAGGATTAACTAATGGAACTGGTTATACATTTACAGTCACAGCAACAAATGCTAATGGTACTTCTTCTGCATCTTCTGCATCTAACAGTGTAACTCCATCTTTCCCAAGCACACTAACTGATAATTTTAACAGAAGCGGAAGTCTAGGAACAGCAAGTGATGGAGTTAACCCATGGACAAGTGTTACAGGAAACTTTTCGGTAAATGGATCATATGCAACCGCCTCAACAGTCCCATCAATAGCATCAGTTACTTTATCGGGATCAACGGTACAAAACTTACAAGTAGATATTCCAGACACATTAGGCGGAGTGGGACCTGCATTTTGGGTAATTGACTCAAATAACTATTTTGCAGTAGATGCTGTTTATGAACAAAGTTCTTCTTCTTCCTGTTCTGGTCAAGGATTTTATTGGGATGGTCCATCATCACCATGCGGAGGATGTGTACAAGGGTGTGAGTATGAAATTTCTTGCCCTTGTACTGGCCCTGCTGGTCAGTACTTTAGCCAAAGTTGCAGTCCTACTTCATTAAGACAAAGCATCTGCATGGGTGCCTGCGACAGTCCATCAGGATCTGCAACATATTTAAACCCAATTTGGCGCTGCACAACATCCGTATCTACAACAACTTACAACTCTATTTTAGAAATGAGAAAAGTTGTTTCAGGAACTCTTGCAAATTCAAGATTTACATATTCAAGTAGCCCATCTGCATATTCAACAACTGGCTCTATAAAAGTAACTACCTCTGGAGACTCAGCAACGATATATGCATATTCTGGACAATCTCTTGGTGGATCACTGCTCTATAGCACTACATCAAATTTTAGTGGTCATACTAAAGCCAATAAAGTTGGAATATTTAAAACTTCAAGTTCTGCAAGACAAGGATCTCAACTAGATAATATTTCTGCAACAGTTACAACCTAAACCTATGATATAATTTAATCAATATAAGTGGAGAAATTATGTCAAATTTAGAAAATAAAAATGTTAGACCTTGGGATATTTTTAATAAAAATATTCTAAAATTAGAATCTAGTATTTCACAACAAAGACTAGAAATATGTAGAGGTTGTGAAGAATTTATGAAACTTACATCTCAATGTAAAAAATGTGGATGTTTTATGAATTCAAAAGTAAAACTACCAAGTGCAGAGTGTCCACTAGGCAAATGGAGCGCAGTTACAGTAGACTACAAAGAGGAGATATAGCATGACAGAAGAAACTTTGGAACATCCAGTAAAAGTAGCATTTATAATTGACAATAAGGTAGTAGATGTTATTCATACAGATACTCGCCTAGGTGCTATATTTTTAAGTAATCCAACAACGATAGATATTACAGAAATGTCGCCAATGCCAGCAGTTGGTTGGGACTATGATTCAGCAACTAATTTACTCTCTGGGAACTTTGTCAACGGAGATGAAGATGAGATTCTTGCTTAATCTTATTTAAAAAAAATACCCCCAAGGACAAAATCCAAGGGGGTTATTTTTTGTATAAAACTATTTAGGAAATTTATTCATCCACATTCTAGTTTTAGGTGTTATGCCTTTCCAAGAAGACCAATCTTCTCCACCCCTAGACATGTAGTATGCAATCTCAGCATTTTTGACGGGATTGAATAATTCAGCGTTAGAATCAAGATCAAACTTATCTCGTCTGTCTGGACCCAAGTTGTCAATCATATTAATCTGAAACATCCCGTAGGATGAGTCCCCTGTCTTATGGTTTCCATTAAATGCAAAAGGACGACCATTAGATTCTTTCTTGGCAATAGCCCAAGCCACCACTAAATCATTACCTCTAAACCCAACAAGGTGAAGAAGATCTTTTAATTCAACATCTGTAAGATGTGTTTTGTTTTCATAACTTTCTAACATTTTTGCTTTAGAAACAACAAAAGCCACCTCGTGGGTGGCAGCAGGGTTTTCAGCCTGTTTAATTAGTAAGTTGTTTTCCGTACTTGTTGCATTGGCAAAGTTGCTAAATGGTGCAACAACTCCAACCAATGCTAGGATTCCAATCCAAGCCTTCAAATCTCTTCTCATAATAAAAACCTCCTAGAGACTAAAAATGCTACTTGTTAGTAGCATGTATTAATTATAACATGAATTTGGCTTCAAAGTCAAACTTTAGGTAACATTTATATAACTTTTTAATTTTTTGTGCGGGAAGTGGTATAATAATAAGTACTATGGCTACTGGTGCAACTACTAATTATGATCTTCCGTACCCCGTTTTAAGTGACCCTGTAAATGTTCACGAGGATATTCAGTCACTTGCAGAACGACTAGAAGATATTTTATCTAATGTTGGTGTTCCATTTATTTCTTTAGAAGTTAGAAATACAACAGGTTCAACAATTGCAAAAGGAACTCCAGTATATATTTCTGGGTATTCAACAAAACCAACAATTGCAAAATCTGACTCAGATGATTTAACAACTTTCCCAGTTGTTGGAATAACTCAGTCAGCAATATCAAATTCAGCAGATGGAGTTATTATCATCTCTGGCGTATTTGAAGGAATTAATACTTCTTCCTATACCGCTGGAGATATCCTTTATGTTGCAAATGGTGGAGGTCTTACAGACACCATTCCAGCAAGTGGATCTGGTGCAGTTGCAGTAGTTGCTAAATCAAATGCTTCAACTGGAATTATTATTGTTGGACAACCAAAAGGCAATGGCACATGGGGATCAATGAAAGCAGGTTTAGCATAATGGCAGTTTTTAGAGGTCAAGGCGCATCTACATACGATATTGGTGAAGCACCACCATTTGTTAATTGGACTATTGTAAAAGGAGATACTGCATCCTTTATGGTGTATCTAACAGATGATGCAAGACAGCCTTTAATTATTCCTGATTGGACAATAGAGGCAGAATTTAAAAGACCAACAACAATCGTTGATCCTCAAATAATTACAGATACTGCAAC